CTGAAGAACCCGATGATCCGTCTGAACCTGATGATCCCATACTACCACTCGTTCCTGAACTACCTGATGATCCGTCAGTTCCACTCGTTCCTGAAGAACCCGATGATCCGTCTGAACCTGATGATCCCATACTACCACTCGTTCCTGAACTACCTGATGATCCGTCAGTTCCACTCGTTCCTGAAGAACCCGATGATCCGTCTGAACCTGATGATCCTGACGATCCTGATGATCCGTCTGAACCTGATGATCCTGATGATCCTGATGATCCTGACGATCCGATCAAAGTTTCTTTTGTTACTTTAAAAGTTGTTGTTTCACTCGCATTGTTTACAGGGATATAGAACCCTGTTGTTGAACCAGTATAGAGTGGTAACTGACTAATCTTTTTGTTTGCCATATTTTAATTATATTTGTGGGACATATTCGATCCCTTCGTTTAATTCTGTTGACATAATGTCATCATCTTGGAAAAGGATAAAGTATTCTTCACCGTCTTCTCCGTAGTAATCACAAGCGTTTATGTCTTCGAAGATTATTAAATCTAAGTTTAGGACGACACCCCCTACGTGATCGTTGAAGCGTTCCATAAAAGGAACAGCACTAACGGGTAAGGTAATGTCAAAATTGTTATACATATAGGTGTATGTTCTTATTCCCCTTTTGATTGCGGATAAGAATCTTTTTGCTTCGATACTCATATCGGACACAACGTCCTTTTGGTTCGATAGGTCTTCATTTACACGATCAGCGAATATCACCTGTAACCCGTAGGTAGTGATGTTCTCATCGTAACTTATAGTCTGAGGGGTAATGAACATATAAGGATATGTCGCAGTGTTACCTGTGTTGACCGTTGAGAAGTATACCAAGTCACCATATCCAAATGAATTTAGGATCGGTGAGTTTACCTGATACTTCTGAAACTCAGTTATAATTTTATGAAAAGTTAGATACTGATTCATCGTTGTTTCATTTTTTCAATTTGTCTTCTTTCTTGTTCGATACGATCTTTTATCAAGGAAGATGCATTTAAACATAAATATACAGGTGTCAATTCGATCTGGTTAAACTTTGTAATGTCTTCTCCTGATAAGAGATACGTGAGATTAAAATAGAATCGAGCGACCATCTCTTTTTTAGGAATCTCGGTAACATCCTCCACCCCTTCAGTATCATCCTGTTGATCTTCAGGGTTCGATCCAAAGAACTCCTTATAGTTGAAATGTATAACTCGGAGATTCGAAAAAAAAAATTGGCTGATGACCACCAATACTTTACAGGTAGGTTCAAGAATAATTCACCCCTTTTCAAGATCTCTTTTGACTTGTATGGAACGATCGTATAGTCATCACCATCTCTTGTTAGAATAGGTCTATAAAGGATTGACATAATATTATGAATATTATCGAGTGCCTTATCAGAACAGAATACCTCAAAGTCAACCCACGCACCCCACGACAATTCAGACCAATCGTTTTCCAAACCATATTCCACACCGTCGAATTCAAACGTTAGGGGTAATTCCAATTCCTTCATCTGTGTGTATTGTGTAGATATGTAACGTTCCACAAACCTTACCTTATCAACTGGTAAATCCTTTAACTCATCTTCTGTTACTCCGAGATATATCGCAAGTAATTTGATAGGTTCCTCTTTCAGTATCTCCTTGTATTTTGATAATACCTGATACTGACGGATTGTCATCTCCGATGGTATGTCTATTTTTCTGTCGTCTAATTTTACTGTAATCATAGTATTGTAATTTTTCTTGGTTTTTGTTGTGTAATCATTTCAAGTGCATATCTAAGTGCATCTATACAGTGATTGTTTTTGTCTTCGGGGACATCGAGGATGTTTCCGTCTTTATCGGTTTTGAATCTATATTCTTGTAATTCATCTAATAAATTCTTTGAGTCTTTATGTATAAATACTCTGTGTGATTTAACCAATTGTATTCCGTGTAGGATTGAATCCTTCTTCACTGGTTTTGCGTTGATTTTGTTTCTTCTAAGATCTTCAATATTCTGTGGGGACGCACTATCACACCATATCTCATCGGTCAGTTCAATATTCAATTCTCTGATTTTGAATATAAGATCCGATATTGTAAGACCCCTTGAATACAACAATTCTTTAATATACAAAGAATCATCTATCTTTCTAATTTCGATAAGTGTTGTTGGGTCATTGAAGCCAAAGTCCAACCCCCTTGCTTTCTTCCCTTCTGTTGGGAATTCATCTATTACCTCCCAAGTGTTAAAGACATTGGTTGTGGATATACCCCTCTCACCTAATCCAAAGACCCTCCACAGGTTTTTGTCCTTGTATTGGAGTGATTCTATACCTTCGATAATATCCTTCGTTAAAAAGGGATTATCCTTGTAGGTTGTTTTTATAAGAATATTCTTTGGATCCTCTTCAAGGTCGTAGATCCAAGATTTTAACGCTGAGGGGTTAAAGTCAATTACCACTGGTCGGGACGTTGTTCTAATTAGTAATTGAACAAATTCATCACGGGATATTTCAAGACCTTCGTTAATATAGAGGTAATCACGTTTACGACCTCGTATTTTGTTTTCGTCATCGACACTTATGAAATCTATAATTGACCCGTTAGGTAGTTCGTAATACCCGTCCACCTTGTGGTATTTGTCAGGTTCGTAGATCTCAAGTGTTTTAAGGATCTCGATTAGATCCTTGATCGCAGATGCTTTTAAAGATGGTCCTGTCTTTCTTACAATTGACAATGTCTTGTTGGGTTCACCCAATAGTTTAAGGACAAACCAAATTAGGGTATTATAGGTCTTGGACGATCTTGAACTGCCTTGTAACAAGATGATGTTCTTATCTACGTTGGATTGTAGATGTTCGTATATGATTGTTGTTTGAATCTTCATACCTTGAAAACGTCTTGGTAAATCTCCTTCGATACATCAGAAAGAAATTGTGTTATTGACACTTTGTCAGGTTCCCCTTTTGTAAAGAAGTGAAAGGTAAATGATATCCAACTCTTCTTTGATTTTGTTGTGGAGGGGAAATCCATAAACGTGATATACCGATCGGTGAACTGACCTACATTAGGGTGATTCAAAATGATCTTCTTAGAACGTCTGAATTTATCTTCCTCGATGTGTTTGTCATCGGTCTGAAGATCGTATACCCAATACCCTATTTTGAACTCTACTGACTTGATTGGTTGTAATACTGATGTCCCTGAGAATTTAACATTGGGGTATTTGTCGGAGAACTTATAGTGAACCCCCGTTAGTAATTTCTTCATACAATTCTTTGTTCCATCGAGTGTTATTCCAAATCCTTCTGATTTGTCTTGACCCGACACCATATCGTTCACTGACGGTTTTACTACTTAGTAAACCTTGATACTCACGGATCTCTTTGACTTGGTCGTAGGACAGTTTAACAATCGGCATAATCCATTGGTTTTACATCCCACCATCTTCTGTCGGTCTTTATGTTATAGATCTCTGACCTTGAGACCCCCCACATCTTTCCTAATCCTGTATCGGTGTATTCACACTGGTTCAACAGGTATTTGATATACTTCACATCATCCTCACTTAGGATCTGACGTGTTACCTTTTTCTTGTTCTTTATTCTCATTAGTTACGGTTTTAACTATCTCAACCTCGAAGGTCCTGACATTATCTATTTTATCACCCTTTGTGGTAATGTCAACATCTTTTCTGTCAGACCAGTTATCTTTAAACATATTCCTCATAATCAAAGACCAATGGTTTGAGTTGATGGACTTTGAGTTCCCTTTGATCCACTCTCTCTTTGCTATTTCAATCCACCACTGTTCAGAAAGTCGTATAGCCTTATTGACGGTTTCCATAAATTCTGGTGAACGATCCATTAAACGAGTAAAAGTTTCCTTGTTTACGTCCATAGCAATCATCATATCTATTCTGTTTCCACCACCTCTGCCTATTTCAATCAAAACATCCTTCCAATTTTCAGGGAATATGCCTCTTTCAACCAACAGTTCAATTGTGAACAGTTTTCTTCCTCTTTTCATCTTACCTTCTTCTTGTCTTAAATTTGTTTAATACCTCTGTTAGTATGTTGATAATCTCTAATGGATCTGGTTTACCCTTTGAATTAGGGTATACGGACTCATATACTGACACCAGTTGAACTTTATCCAAGTCAGTGAGGGTTTCCCTATCTGATACAGAAAAGATCTCCGAGAGGGTGTTTTCTATTAGGTTGATATGATCCCTTGAATCTTCGTAATTTAGTATTTGATTTTTCTTTTTGCAGTTACAGCCCATTTTGTCTTTCTTCTAATATTTCTTTTATTCTAAATAATATCTCTGCAACCTCATATCTTTCTTCGGATTCTTGTATACGGATATTTGTCTCTAAAAATACTATAGCATTTTCTATTGTATAGTTTTTCTGATTTATAATCTCTAATACTTCTTCACTTACTAATCTTAGTATTCCTAACTTTTCAATAGTGTTTAGATCAAAGTAACGATCTATATCTTTTCTAACAGTCATTACCATAAATATAGGATTACAAATATAATACTTGTAAACTTGTTTTCCAAAGGGATTTTATCTTTTAGGTCAGAAAAAACAAGTCCCCCTTTCCCCCATAGGAAAAACCTATGAAGGAAGGAGGGAACCTATTTAAGACTGATCATCTTTTGAGGCTGACAACTGACACAAGTCCCGAGAAGGTCTGGATGTCATTTAATCCCTTTGTCGTGGAGAGTCAAGTTTCCAACTCTTTATCCACTCTTAGATTTAGAACTTATCAACAAAGAACAGTTTGTAAATATTATTTTAAAAAAAGCTTGTAAGAGTATTGTGGGAGTGAGTGGGGTGTTATATATTTGTCAAACTAAAAACAACCATCACAATGACCAAAACCTTCAAAACACAGAAACCCTACTTCACCAATAACTGGTCTGACTTTTCTCCTCTTGGTCACGACTGTATGTATCGTTCAATCACCGTTGAACAAAACACGAACATCAAAAAAGAGTTCGGTATGATTTTGATCAACAAGAAAAACAATAAGGATTATGGTCATAATGGTCATCCTCAACGTTTCCTTAGTTACCGTAACTACTACTCACCATATCGTTGGCACGTATGGAACGAGAACGAGGACACAATCTTCGATTACCCTGAAGCAATCTTTGAACACTCAGGTGCTACCACAAGTAACGTTCAGAACGTATTGGTTATTGAAGCACCAAAACACATCCAACATTTCAAAACTTTGGATCTATACCTAAAGACGACTGTAAAGAATTTGACGTTCAAAGGTTCTTACGATCTAATCTACATCAAGGGTGTTGCTTTACGGAACCATTACAATGAAATAATGGATCAAGATTACTTCAATGAGGTCGAAGAAGTAGTTATTGAAGATCTTCAACAAGTTTGTCAATAATTTGTGTAATCCAAATATTCTCCTTATCTTTAACCCACTTAAAACAACAAACACTATGAGAGACCGACTAACAAAAAAACAAGCATATTCAACAGGAAACAATAACGACATCATTGATTATTGGATATGGGAGTCTGGTATTGACCCAGACACTTTAACCCAAGAACAATACCATAATTTTCGTATGAAGTGTTTGTGTAATCCAAATATTTGTCATACCTTTGAAGAACTAAAAAAAAAGAAAACAAAATAGTTGATGGTGAATCCTACACTATCAAACTAATGAAAACAACAAACAC